ATACAGTTTAGTATAAAATATGGGACTGGAAAATTTAATTTTTAAATTAAATTTTATGATCTTGTAGAAGTATAAATATATTTACAAAAATTATCAAAATCTTTTTTATTAAATCCATAATACTCTTTCAAAAATTTATGAAATGATGTATAACAACGATGATGATTTATTAAATATTTATTCGTAGATTTTGTAGTTAAAGGTGTAGTAAGTGGTGTAGTTTCTTGTAGATATTTACCATAATTATCTACAATAAAACCTTCATTATTTTGTTTATTTAAATATTCGTGAAATTTACGAAAACCATAAAGTAATTCTTCAAAGAATACATCATCATGTCCGTATTGATAGGTTTTATAAAGAATAAATTCATCTTTATAAAAACTAACCTTAATTTTTTTTTTGAAATTGGAAGTATAACTCCATTCAGTATTTTCCTGCAATTCTTTCATCATTTCTAAGAAATTCTGATATAAATAGTCAGTTGTATAACTATAAGTAAGTTTATTTAAATCTTTAGGCAAATATCTATTAATTTTGTCAAATTCTGAAATAGGAATGTTACTATTAACTGATTCCATATTAATTGATTTGTTATTTAGAATTCAATTAAATCAATTTTAATTTTCTCTAGTAAAATGATATGGTTCTACATCTTCTAAATTAAAATATCCTAAGCTGTATGATAATACAATTACAAGTGGAACATGGTTCTCATTTCTAATATGAATAATTTTACCAATACCATATGGTGTTTTAACTGCATCTCCTACTTTCCACTTATTTTCTTCATAGCAAATAATTTGACTTAATGGCAATCCCATTTAAAATTTATCCATGAATTGTAAATTGTTTTAATCATACAAAAAATAAATCAATTTTAATTACATAGTTGGACATCATTTATATTTAAATATGCTACTCCGTAGGATAAATCAATTACAAATGGTATTATATTATCTTTTCTAATATTAATAATTTTGCCTACTCCATATGGGGTTTGAACAATATTTCCAACTACCAGTTTTATTTCATCAGAAATAAATAAATTTTGAATTTTCTTAACAAATAATTTCATATGAATTTAACAATATTATATAAATAAACTACTGTTAAGTTTTTATATATGTGTAAAGTAATTTAATGTATTTAATCAGTAATTAACATTAAAGTTATAAGCGTATTAAATCTGTTATTAACATAAAAGTTATAAAAGTTTGGCTAGCAACGAGAGTTTGAGTAATAGGGTGTATTGGATATATATCACCATATCCAAGAGTTGTTAAAGTAGAAACAGAAGTATATAATTTATTCCATATTTTTTGAAGAATAGTTTTATTTGGTACTGAATTATAAGCAAACATTGTAGTTTTACCTAAGTCGTTTCCGTCTTTATCTTTTTGCATATCTTCAAACCAATCACAAGCCATATAAGCCATTGCGTAGAATATAATAATACCGAAAACAAATAAGAAAAATGTTGGTCTATTTTTAAAAGTATGTAATTGGAATATACTTTCAGGAGAAGAAGTCATTATATTATTAATATAAGAAATTTTAAATAGATATAATTATCTTCTAAATGATGGTAAAGGTGGAAATTCTTCAATATCATCCATTCTCATGTATAATGGTTTTTCTATAGGTCTTTGGCAATTTTTTGTTTTTAAATAGGACTGTAAATTTTTAGGTAATTCATCAAATAAATCTTTTCTACACATAGGACAAGTTGTTTTTTTTAAATTCATTAAGCATTGTATACAAATAGTATGTTTACAACTAGTTTGTGTAGTGTAATTTTTTGTGTAACAAATACAACAATTCATAATATATATTATTTAGGTTTTAAATATTTAAAAGTAAAATTAAGAAAATTATATAATTCATGGCCATTTTTTAATTCTTTTTTCTGTAAAATTTTTAAAAAATCAAATGTTCTTTGTTCTGTGGGATATTTATTAACAGATGTTAAATTAAACTTACTGGATCTGATTAATTGTGAAATATCCGAACTATTAGAATATGTTCTCAATCGGTGAACACAATTAAAATCAAATAGTACAAACCTATTATTGATTTCTCCAATATTATCCCAAGTACAATCGCCTTGTTCAAATCCAAGTTCATGAAGTTCCTGTAAGGCGTGAGAAATATTCCAAAAAAGTTTCAATACAAGTTTATGGTCAAATTTTTTAATTAAATGTGATCCATATTTGTCATAATAAACAATTGGAACAAGTTTTTCTGTAGAAATAGCATGGAAATAATTATCTGATATGAAATATGTGATTTTAATAATATAATTAGACTTATATGTTTGGCGAAGAACATTAGTAACTTTTAACCATGTTTTGTAATTATCAAAAATTTTAATAACGAAATTTTTAAAAATTAAAATTAATACACCACCACTACTAGTTGTTAATTTTGTTGGTTTAACAACTTGTCCATGATTATTAGCCTCAATTAATTGTAAAAGTTTTTCAACAGAGTTAGTATATAATGGTTTCGTATTATCAAGTGTAGTACAATGAAAAAATCTATTGAAGTTTAATCCATAATCTTGATCAATCATAAATTGAATAATTTCATATGCTTGTTTAATACGAATATTATCAAACATATTATAAAAATATTATTTATTCAAATACAAAATAATCGATTTTAAATTCTAAAATAAAAATTCAAAATTGATTTTTATATACGTTAATTACTTATACGAATTTAATTAGATACTAATTAGATACTAATTTAACTTATCACAACGATGAGCCAAATTATTTTGAAGCACGTAGGTGATTATGGGTCACCACAGTGCAGAAGTTTTCCAGATGAAGGATGGATTTTTCCATGTTTGAAGTGTTATCGTATTACTCATAATGAAGTGCAATCTCGCAATTGCGTAGTGTTTCTTTGTAGGAAATGTGTTAAAATTGCAAGCGAACAATCCAAAATGCGTGATCTTTTGTTTAAATCCAGATCCAAATTCAAATTTGGGTTCAAATTTGAAGACCTAGAACTTAGTGATTCCGAACATGCTGCGAAATACATGATTAGATGTCTTGGAAAGTATGGAAGATTTAAGGTTATTAAAGAAGAGCGAAATCCTGATGTATAATTCTTAAATTACTCTAATCTTACAACTTACTTTATTTAATAAAAAAAAATAAAAATAGTTTAGCAAAAATAATATTATATTTATGGACTTGTTTTTAATTAAAAAAAAGGATATTAGTAAACTATATAAAATGGAATTGAAAAAATTTTCAAAAAGTTTAATTAAAATTTCCAGATTAAAGAATTTATTATATTATAAATTTCATATATCATTTCTGCTATTTATATATGTTTTATGGAGATTAAGAAATTTTACAAGAAAAAGATATCATAATTTAATTAGGATGCATAAAAATAAACGATATTTGACTACATCTTTTGGTACAATTGCGTATATAGCTAGAAGTCCAACCAATATGAAACCAAAAGGATTAATTGTTTTAATTCACGGTTTTAGTGGTTCTTCTGAAAGTATGAAAAAAATAGCGAATATTTTAGTAAAAAATGGATACAGTATAATTTGTTTTGATTGTTATGGTAGAGGTTGTTCGGATGGGACAGAATTTCCGAATTGTCCAGAAATTTTTACATCAATGATTTCTCAAGGATTATTTGCATTACAAGTAAAAGTTCCAATTCATATAATTGGATATTCGATGGGTGGATTAATAGCAAGTGAGTATTGTAAAATATTTCCTCATTTAGTAAAAAGTTTGACTTTAATTGCTCCTGCTGGTATTCAAACAAATTTACCATTTTTTCTTCGTTATGGTTCTTTTTATCCACTTGGTGAAATGTTTGTAGGTTTAGTTGGTTATATATTACTGAAACGACATTATAAACAGTGTTCTGGAAAAAAAGTTAAAAGTGAAATAAATTTACGAAAATATCATTGTAATTTGAAAGCATATTATTCAAGTTTATTGTGTTCAATTAGAAATATGCCATGGAAAGGATATAATTTTTCGGAAATAAAAACACCAAAATATTTAGTATATTCATCAAGTGATGATATAATGACAATTACAAAAGATGATATAAACAAATTTGGTAATTTAGAGTATGAAGAATTACATGGTTATACACATAATAAATTAATTTGTAGTGAAGTTGGAGAAAAAATTTCTAAATATATTGAAGAACGAGTAAATTAAAATTGAAAATGTAATTATTTACTATATTAAAACCGAAATATAATATTATATAAAAATGCAATCACAAAGAGACTACTTTGGAAGGCATGATATTCAGCAAAATTTGATAGATGAAGCACATGCTTTAGGAATTAATATTAGTTGGATGAAATATAAATATCTTGTTCGCCATGAGTATAATTCTTCTACAAGAAAATCGAAATATGTTCTTTTAAAACCACTTTCAATTAAAATAGTTATGGCTCTTTTTAGAAAGGTTGATAAAGCAAAACTTCGTAATAAGTATGAGGAAATGAAAGAAATAGAATTAAGAAAATATCTGGTTATTTTTTCTTCTGTTCATAAGAAATATGGTGGAGGATTTGCTAATTTTTTTGCCAAGGAATTAATTGAATTGACAAAAGAAAGTAGTCATGAAATTCGTAATCAGGCGGAATTAGAACATTATGGTCCAGGTACTCCTGAAACAAGTGATGACGAGGAATATGAAGAAAGTAGTCATTAAATTTGTAATAAGATGGAAGAATATTTCTGAGACGAATGATGATGACTAAGAATATGAAAAGTAGTCATGTTAATTTGTTCTTGAATAATTAATATGAATAAAGGACTGAATTTAAATTTAATATAATTTAAAATCGATAATAGAGTAGTTTAAACAGGTGTATCAATATTTGATACGCATGAATTTTACTACTTTAAATAACATGAATTTTACTACTTTAAATAAAACGTTTTATGAAAAGGGTTTAAGCAATCTTATTTTGGCCTACAAAAGTGAATTTGAACGATATGAATTTGAACAAAAACTAAAGAAACTTTTTTTTTATGAGTTAATGAATGGATGTGATCAAATTGATGGTAATATTAAAATGGAAGTATTACAATCTCTTTTAATGCCATCAACTTTTTTTAAATTCCCATATTTAATGGATTACGGATTTACTTCTTCAAATCATTATCGTTATTCTCAAATTTTATCTGATATTGAACAAAATTTTATTAAACATTGTGAATTATATTGTATTGATAATACGTATCGAACATTATCTGGAGGTGAGAAACAAGTTTATGAAATATGTTTTGATGGATATATGACATTTAATTTTATTTATTATGATGTATATTATGATGGAGACATCGAATTGATATATTTAGATTAATTAATATATGGAATTTTATTTATTATGATGTATATTATGGTGGAGACACCAAATTGATATATTTAGATTAATTAATATGAAAATAAGGGACTGGATAAAATGAAAATACCAATTTGAAATAATTATTTTTTTACATTCATATTAAAAGTGTAATTATATTTTTTGTGTTCCAACCAAATTACTTGTAGTTATTATTACATCATTCGTATTAATAATAATTTCTTCATTTTGTTTTGGGATAGACATTAATTCAATCTCTTTACTTTTTTTATCATCTTCACCGGATGAAGTTATAACATCAAAAATATCATCATCGATTTCATTATTAATACAATCATCTTCATCAATGCCAGTCATTTGAGTTCCCATATGTACAACTTCATTGGAATTTTCACTAATAGAACCTTCTTCATCATCATCTTCTTTTTCTTTTTGGTCAATACCATCTAAAAGTATACCTTCTTCATCAGTGGATAACTGTTTGTATAATTGTTCAACTCTTTCTAAAAATATATCAATAGTATTTTTATGTTTTGCTTTTCTTGATTTAGTTTTTCCATTTTTTTTCTTATGGTGAACCATTAGATTATATCTTCCAGTTAATGAAATAAATAACCAAAATTCTTGTTCAAGTTTAGATTTAACAGAACTGTAAAGTACAAATTTTTTATCTAACTTGAATAAATGTATCCAATTTGTTAGTAATCCAATTGCGAGAGACAATCCCCATGTTCCCCAATACATAGTATTAGTAAAAGTAGGTGAAGCACCACTAATAGCTTGAATTGATAGAACTGAAGGTAATAAAATACTTCCAGTTTGTTGGAAAAATTTTAATGTATTATATGTATAAGAAATAGTACAAACCTGCTTATTAATTTTTTTGATAAGATTGATGAATCTAGAAATAATTATTCTTTTTTTAAAAGTATCAATACTCATTTGTTTAATAATTTCAAAAACGTGGTCATAATGTTCATTATATATTCCAGAAGATTGGTTACAACATATTAATTCACAATAAGTTTTTTCTTTAATCGTGTATATATCTTTAGTATCCAATTCGTCTTGACTATTTTCGGGATATCTTAAATCAAATTTTTTATTATTATTGCCTGAACATATCATTTGATTTCTTTTATTTAAATAATTAAAAATATGATTAATTATTTAAATAAAAATTGATTTATTGATATTGAAACATATACAATATATAAATTAAATGAATGATAGTGAAATGTTATTAGAACAAGATGAAAATAATTTTTATATGAGAACTGATCATACAGCAAATAGAAGGATACGATATTATAATATGTTATTGGAGTTTTATAGTAAATATTGTAGATTTAATATTTTTGTGATAGTTTTGTTGTTATTAATAATAATATTAAGTAGTATAAATTTACATTACATGTCTTTAATGAATCAAATGGCCAGTAATTATATTCCAAAATTTAAGGAAGAGATAGATGAAATATTAGTCCGTTTTAATGAAGATAGTGATCAAATACAAAATGTGTCAGATATTATAAATAG